ATATGTGGGCGAGAGTACATAAACGATCGTTTATAAACGAATACAGTACATAAACGATCGTTTATAAACGAATACAGTTATAATAAACATAGTATTGTTTACGAGACTGTTTAGTTGTGAGAGAAACTATGCCGAGAGTTAAGAGACTATTAAAAAGAGTAGGTTCAACCTGTGCTATCATTGCATTCTATTCGCCAGTGATTGTTTATGTATACAGTTATGTATTGTATGATTGCATGCGTGTAAGACCTGACAGTAATATGACAAAGTGATTTGACATTTACTTGACAGGGGTACCCCCTACCCCCCTACCCCGAATGTATGTCCGCCGATATTGACATATCCTTGACAGGCCAGCTATACCCCTTCACGATACCGCCAAGAAATTTGAGACTTTAAAAAACCGCGCCTAAAAATTTTCCCAGATATATACATTGTGGGGTATTACAGTCGGGTGAAAGAGTTCTTCGCAAGAGCACCACCACATTCGTTGGAGGTGGGCGACTTAGTAACATGTACATGCCATGGGGGTGTGGCCATTGTGTTGGATATATACGATGGAGATGATGCATTAGATTATATGTCCATGGATATGTGCAAGATCTTTTGGATCAAGTACCCACACAGCGGCATTAAGGAGAGAGTTTGGATGCATACCATAAGCAGATTGTATCTGTTTAAAGGGAATAGGCGGATAGACTATGTAGATTATGGATGACCCGATTGATTTTGGTATAAAGAATTATACATATGCAGTGGGGGATCTTGTGAAGTTTACGGGATATCATTATTCACCAGATTATAAGTATGTTGATGAAGATGATTATGAATTGGGCATCATTATGCGCATCAATAAGCGTGTGTATTACCAGCCGATTTACATTGTACATTGGTTTAAAAACAATCGTACAACAGAAGTTTTAGAGGATCATTTAAGTTTGGTTGTTAAGCAAATTAAAGACTATTTATAGCCATACGAGCCACACACGAATAAGCGCTCGTTAAGTAGGATTATTTAATGAATTATATAAAGCGTAAGAGTACCATAATCATGGGTACCATGGTGCTAGCATGCATGGGTGTGAACCAAGCTTGGGCAGATAAGGCCGAGGATGCAACGCGTCAGCATGACTCTGAGTACATCACGGAAGATACGGTGGTAATACCTCAGATTCGGTGGAACATCATTGGGAGCCATACAGGGGTTGCCCATGATTCTGAGAAATTTATACAACCTGCCAAGGATTGTTTGCTTACCAAAGACAAAAGCGCCGATTACTTATTGCAATTAGAGTTGTGTAAGCAAGAACGAAAAGGGTGGCTGAAGATTTAACCTGCATATATAGTATGTGGGCGATTCTGTACATACTGTTCTCAAAGCGGGTGATATCTTGTATGATATTATCACTCATGATTGGGCCGTGCTTATCGAACGAAGGAAGCAATGGACCTATCGTTACATGCCTGATGGCGATAATTACACGATTTGGGTGTGGGAGTTGTTCTGGACCCCTGTGCCTGATAATGCGCGGTATACGGAAGAAAGCCTATATCGGATGATCGAGGAAGGACGACTGATCCTTTACAAGAATGACAACTGATTACTGGCGTGAGCGTGTAAAAGATGTTATGTTATCTGTCGGAGATATGATAGTTGATTGTGTAACCGGTCATTATGGGGTTTTGATTGCACGCAAGAAAAAAGATGTCGGTTATGAGCCTGAGTCTAGTATTTACTTTTGGCAAGTAAAGTGGTCTTATACTCAAACTGATTATCGAGACCCGCCTAACCCTGATTGGTTGGAAGAATACGGTCTTAAGATGTCAATACTCGTTGGTTTTTACGATTTGCACCCTCAAAACAAGGAAAAAATTTAGGAAAAAATTATGAAAAAAAATTCGGCGTTTAGGGAGATAACTGTTGGCGGTTGATATACGAATGGACCCGTTCCAAATTGGTGATCTGGTAAAATACATCTACTACGAGGGCGGCGAGCTGTGGGATGCTGCCGAGCGTAGCAACATCGCATTTATCCTCGATATCATCGAAGACCCTGATGAAAAACAAGTCGACCTGTTTCCTAAACTAATGATTTATGACACGCGTTTGGGGAGAACTGTTCTCACTCATGCTTATAATGTAGAATTTATTTCACGAGCCTCGTAGTTACTTTGATGGGCAAATTGCAAGAGATTTTAAAAACTTTATCTATTGCGGCAATCTTTATTAATATATTTCTGCTTGGATTTGCTTATTTGAATGATGTATATGAGCTTCAAATCTTATCTATTGTAAACATGATTTTTCTAAGTTTTGCGCTTTTATATGAAAAAAAGGATTAAGTTCTCGTAATTACATATAGGGGGTCGCGTGAATGAATTTAATATTTACTATTTTTGCCGTGTTAGGCTTGGGGGGTTGTGGTAACGATTATGCGATAGTTAAGCCGGGTGAGCCGGAAACTATTGTGATTACCGAAACTGAAACAATTGTAGAGACTGTAACTGTAACTGAGGAAGTCGAAGTACCGGTTTATGTTGAAGTAGAAGTGCCAGTCAACGAGGGTGTAATCTGGGTCGATTCTTTTACCCAGCATATGTCAGTAGATGGCATTGATATTTTGTGGGTAGTGGACCGTTCAGGTTCAATGAACCGTTTTAATTCTGAATTATTAGCTGGTGTTGAAGCCATGTTGTTGGCATTACCCACTTCTGATTGGCGTTTAGTCATGATTAGCGCTGACGCGCGAAAAGCAGTTCTCAGTACGGAGTTCCCTTTAGTGCCCGGCGATGATATTGATGATGCCGCGGCAATGTTGGCAACCCTGACTTCAGCTCCATATGAAGAGGGATTTAATTCTGTATACGATTATATTAATCATAATCCTTACTCTTCAACTTGGATGCGGCCAGATGCTGGCTTATTAGTGGTATTTGTTTCCGATGAAGAAGAACAGAGCGATGTAGAATATCCAGCTGTATCTGACTTTATAAGTTGGTATGGTTCTTTGAGAATGGGTTCAGTTTTTATGGCCAGCATAATAAATGTTGAGGCTGATTATACTCTTTGTGATTACCCGCCGAACCCAATGGATGTAGGAGATAGATATATGGAAGCTACAAGCTTACTTGGCGGTGTTGTAGTCGATATATGTGACACTGACTGGTCTCCCGGAGTCACTGATGCTACTCATTCAATTGAGCCAGTTGAAGAAATACTATTAACTCATAAAGCAGAAACGGATTCGATTAGAGTATTTATAAACGGATCGTTAAACCATGATTGGGTTTATAGTGAAACATATAACACAGTATATTTTACAGTACTCCCGGCCGCTGGTCATCTAGTTGAAGTTGGATATCGATATATAGAGCCAGATACTGGCGAATAAAAGGAACAAAAAATGAATAAATTTATTAAGTGTATGATGATTGTAGGTTTGTGCCTGACAACCATGGTGAGTTTTACTGCGAGTGGCGCAGATAATTATAAACCTCGCAACCCAGTAGAAAAAGTTAGCAAATCGCTTAGTTCAGTAGAGAAAAAAGTAAGGAATGCGGCTGTAAAGGTTATGACTGGTGGTGGGCATGGCAGCGGCACGGTAGTGCAATATAAAGATTTGACTCTGATATTGACAGCTCGACATGTCGCAGATGGACCCCTTGGGATGGAATATCTTGTGTCAAATGACGATGAACAAAGAACAGCAGTATTAATTTATCAAAGTAAAGAACACGATATCGCTGTTCTAGTTTTAAAGAAAGAGTTTTACCATGTTAAACCAATGAGCTGGAAACCAACTAAGAGTTATGATATCGGTACTGACATTGTTTATTCAGGACACCCCTCATGGCATAAGCTGATGTCATTTACCGGCAGAATTGTAGGGTACGAAGAGGTTGCTGGCTCTGGAACTCAGTTAATAGTCAACACCTATGGCTGGTTTGGGTGTTCTGGCTCGGGGGTATATAACACTGATGGAGAATTAGTTGGAATATTATATGGAGTTGATGTACAATATGCTTTTGGCACCCAAATTCAAGAAAATATGATCTGGGTAGCTCCTATAAAAAATATCAATCTTGATGATTCACTGGGAGCTTTCTGTAGAGGGAGTGTTAAAGACTATAGAGCTTGTAAATGAGTTATAAATGGAATAGCTTTCTCACCGAAGGTGAGTTAAAAACAGTAGGAATTGTTGTTTGCCTTAACGATAAACAGCAATTTTTAGTTATTAGGCGCTCCAATATAGACCATCGTGAGGGTCAATGGACGATTCCCGGCGGGCATATTGATGAAGAAGACGATTCAATTGAAGCAGGGGCCGTTAGGGAGCTAGACGAAGAAGCAGATTTAAAGTGTAATGTTTCCGATCTCATCTATCTGGGTGAGCCTAAAGATAAAAAGTACTATTTTTTGACTACAAAGTGGACAGGAGAGGTAAATGTTGATAAACCAAACCCTCATACTGGTGATATTGAGCACGATGATTATAGGTGGGCTACCATTGAAGAGATAAAAGACATAGACAATAGTGAAATTCCGATCTATTTATTGGAGAAAGCTTTGGAAATGTCTAAAAATGAATGATTTGTATGGTCCAATGGACGAAAAAAAGAAAAAAGCCGGCTCTGAATCAAGTAAAGAGTCCTCACTGAGAGACTGGTTTGGTAGGAAGGGAGCCAAGGGTTCTAAAAAAGGATGGGTTGACTGCAATTCTCCTGATGGAAGCGGTGGCTATAAGGCTTGTGGGCGTGGCTCAGGCGAAAAACGCAAGAAATATCCTGCTTGCAGACCAACCCCGGGCGCCTGTAAAGAGCGCGGTAAAGGAAAATCATGGGGTAAGAAAGCAAAATCTAAGAAAAATGAGGAATTATACATGGATTTAGAACAAATTATTCAAGAAGAGTTAGAGGCAGTCCTTGACGAGAAGAAAAAGAAGAAAAAGTCTTCTGGCAAAAAGGACGCTTGTTACAGTAAGGTAAAATCACGCTATAAAGTGTGGCCAAGTGCATATGCTTCCGGTGCTCTTGTTAAATGTCGCAAGGTTGGTGCTAAAAACTGGGGTAATTCCAAGAAAGAGTCTCTCCAAATTATGATTGAAGATGAATTGACCCAAGTTTTAATTGAAAAAGAGGAAAAATCTAATTTAAAAGCAAAAGTTATAAAAGCTTTACGCGATGAGGGTGGTGCTGCTGGTATGGACGCACTGAAAAAACATACAAAGGCTTCAAAAGAAGAGATAAACAAGATTATAGACTCTTCGAGCAATATAAAAGTTCACGAAGATGGTGATGTTATTTTAATGGACAGTTTAGAAGAGAAAAAAAAGAAGAAAGCTTGTAAACCCTCCAAAGGAAAGCGCTTTGCGAAGCGTGTAGACGGCAAATGTCGCTCATTTGGACAAAAAGGACAAGCAAAAGGCGGCGGAGACCGCATCAGACCCGGTACAGCTAAGGGTGATGCGTACTGCGCGCGCTCAGCAAAGATTAAAAAGTGTAAAAATCCCCCATGTGCCAACGCATTATCCCGTAAAAAGTGGAAATGTCGCGGTTCTAAATCAATGAAGGAATAAAAAACATGTTATCTATGGTAAAATCTAAGAAATGTCCCAATTGTGGCATGCCTTTAACCGACGAAATGTCGTGTGACTATTGCGAATGGAAAGCCAATGCTAAATGATGAACAAATCCTGCTAAAAACAGCCAATCTTTTGGACACTTTACAAGAAAAGTGCTGGGACGGGTACAAACAAGTCGGGATGAAGAAGAAAAGTGGCAAAAATGTGCCAAATTGTGTTCCGGTTAGTGAAAAAGTGCTTCGGGAAGTCACTGAAGACGAGATGCGAGCACTTGAAGATGTTTTAGACGACTTAGATCCAGCCAATCTGCCTCTGAATGACCTTTTCAGTGGCAAAATGCGCACCGTTATACCATTTCCAACGCTTGATCCATCCACAGAGCTTGGAAAGTTTGCAGAATTCTTCAGATCTCAAGAGTATGATGTAGATTGGGAGAAAGGTATGGTATATGCCGAGCGTGATCTGCGCACAGCCGATGATTTAATGAATACTTTGATTGGTATGCAGGCCGGACAGCCCGAAAAGAAGAAAGTTAAGAAGATTCAGATGAAAATCGGCAAGCTTTTCTCCAAATTGGCTGATTTAAGCCGAAGAAAAGACGAATTATACCAAAAAGTCTATAAACACGCGGATAATATCAACTATAAGTTAGCAGATGGCAGGGGTATCGATACACCAAACCGAGTTACCGGAAAAATGCTGAAAGCAGCGCTTGATGAGAAGGAATATGAGAATTTTCAGAGAATTAACACTCAAATTTACTTATATGTCGTAAATCCGGGAGTTGCAGGGCCTGCCGGCTACAATTTAACCGATTTAGCCACTGAATACGGCGAATATTGGAAAAAGAACGCCGGATACATCAAAAAAGAGATAAATAACATCGATAATGACAAATTTTCCATTATTATCACTCGACATCCGATAGATGTACTCAGAATGAGTGATTTTGACAAAATTACCTCTTGTCACACTCCACCTAGTCGCCAAGGTGCCTATCAATCATACTATAAATGCGCTGTAGCCGAGGCTCAAGGCCATGGGGCGGTTGCCTATGTGGTAGAGACAGAAGAATTGCTTACAAACACAAATACGGGCAATATAGACAGTGCAGAGCAAGAAATTCAGGAAGGCGAGATATTTGCCGACGATGCAAGGGCTGGAGGGGCTGGATTTGATATTGAGCCAATTTCGCGCACACGCATCCGTCATGTTAGATATTATGATACAGATGAACCAAAACGATTTGATGATGGACAAGATGTTGGAATGCCAGAGAAAAGAGTCTATGGTGCTGATATCCCCGGCTTAGCCAATCAAGTTACTGACTGGGCGAGATCAAACCAAGAAGAAGTCATTCAAAATATGCCGAAAGAAAATGGCAAGATTAATTTAGATAGATTTATGATCTTTGGTGGCTCCTATGAGGACACCGCTAATGCAGAGGGCCGCGCATTGTTGATGAGGCAACTGCTAGGCGCCGAGCAGAGTGTTAGCGGCAAGATGAAGCAGAACACAGATACTGAAGATACTCTTGATGCAGACTTAATTGGTGATGTTGTCCGTTCATACGAAGGTGAATGCGAAAATATACAGCGAGAGTGGAATGATCATATGGCTCAGACATATGTTGATTACGAAGTGGGCGAGGATGGCGGCGATGGTGCTTATATTAGACCTTATTCGGCATTTATTGCAAAATGGCCGATTGATGAGTGGAAAAGATTGCCGAGCAACGCTGAAGAAGTTGTGTGGAACTCGGTTGACGAAATAAACATGCAATTTGGTGACATATTTGTTCCCTCTGAAAACGACACTCCTACAATCCGCAAGGTTCGCGAAGAAATACACTTAACCATTCAAGTTAATTTTGAGCATCCTGAAATTGCTGGGAATTCATATTTTTCTATGCCTGAAGAATTCAATGAGGCTTGTCAAAAGATTGATAGCGTAATCGACGACAGAAGAGACACTTGGGAAGCAATCCTTACTGAATATTTTAAGAAAAACGGACAAATGGAAGGCGGAGAGTTTATGAATCTAGCGATCGCGATTGAAGATAGTGTTCTTACCTCCTATGAATGGGATATTGAGACTGATGGTGAGTATGATCAGTCATATGAATGCACTGCAAGATACTCTCACTACTATGATCCAGAAGATTTAGGATTAGGTATGGAAGTGCTTATGCAGATTCTTGATTCTCGCGACTTTAAAATTGAGTTGAGAAAACAACTTTTAGAAGCACCAAGAAAAGAGCAGAATACACAATATTACTTAGATATGCATGCCACGACAGTGGAACATGCTGGAGAGGCTAAATATACCGCTATATTCTCGGTAAATGCTGACGCACCTGATATTATGACTGAATTATTTGTAGAGCTTGTAGAGGGTGACATGGACGATGAAGACAACCTTAATGTGGTATTCAACAGAGTGCTGGCTCAGTTTATTAATGCTCGTCAGCCATCACATATGCAAACAAACGAATCAGTTGTCAGATCTTGGAAGGAATATTTAAAATCATGAAACTCGTTTTAGAAAATTGGAGAAAGTTTATTGTAGAGGCAAAAGGTTTAATCTGTCCACCTGCCACTCAAGATTTAGAACTTAACACAAAGAACAGAGATTCTGCAATTCAAGCAGAACACATTCAATATGGCCCTCTCAATGTTGAAGAGCCGGGAGATTATTGGGAAGAAATTGCAGAATACTGGAATACCAGTGTCGAAGCAGCCGAAGCTTCAAATTGTGGCAACTGCACTGCTTTTGATATTTCTCCAAGAATGAAAGAGTGTATGCCGGGAGAAACATCAGATTATGATGGCGAATTAGGTTACTGTTGGATGCACCATTTTAAATGTCACTCCGCTAGAGCGTGTCGTACTTGGGCAAAAGGTGGCCCGATTGAAGATAACGATATATCAGCAGATTGGCAAGAAAGATCAAATATAGGAAAAGATGATGAGTAAATATTTGCAAGATCCAGACTACTTGTTTAGTATTCTGACTATTCTGGTTAAAAAGAATGGTGGCAAAATTGTGTTAACCGAAGAAGAGATAAAGAGAGTTTCAACCGGAGATTTGATTGGTATGTATTTTGAGCCAAAAACAGGAAGCATTATCCTCAAGGAAGTTGATTCACAAGATATGATGCGCGCACAGGGTATGGTTAACGATAAAATCGATGAAACATACGACAACTAAAATGAAACTGTTACTTGAAAATTGGAGAAAGTATTTGGTTGAAAGAAAACTATCTGCCGATGGTACACCACTTTTCTTACCATTTCGCACAGACATACAGATTTATAATAACAAAACAGCAGAAGACTATGGTGTATCAAGCCCAAGTGATTTAAACGAATTGTTTGCTAAAGAGGGGATTTACGGGAGTGGACCCCTGGGTTGGCTTAATAATGATGAAGGTAACAATAACCTTTATGATATGATGGTTGATTCAAATGCGACGGCTATGATTGATCGAGAGGCTTTAAAAAATTCCACTTGTCTATGGATAGCCATCTGGGGATATGTTGGGTTCAATCAACAACCTCAAACAGACGATGAAATTGACTTTATTAGACAATGCTACAGTTCTGGGGTGGAAGGACTATCTTTTTATGAAGGTACCGCTTATCGTGGTATGGGTGTTTCCCAAGAATGGCTATTCCAGCAATTATTTGGACAAGAGGGTGCCGAAGACGATGAGTATTTTAAAGGCTATCGTGCCGATAAGCGTCAGCCTGAAGATTTAAAAATGGGTATAAAGGATTACCTTAATTTTTACCGTCTAATGAAAGGTCAGAAAGTGATAACACCTCAAACTAATACTGGTTACTGGACTCATTACCCAAGAGGTGAAGACAGGGTAGAATCTTGGTCTCGCTCTGAAAAAGTTGCTGTCGAGTATGCACGCACTGGAGCTTTTTTACAAACATCTGAAGCTAAACCTGGAAATTACTTATCAATTGTTATGGTTGCTGATGCAGCAGACAATGAAGGAGTTTTTTTGAATTTTGATATTTTTTATGAAAGTACAATTGCGTCAGCAGAAAAACGCAATCAAGAGGTGCCGGCATTTGCAAAAAGATCAAACGGCATTAAAATAAAAAAAGCAATTATTCCATATAACCAAGTTAAAAAAATCTTTAAAGACATGGCAACCGGTCGTCACGGCGAAAAGTTAGCCACAGCTGTTAAATCAGGTCAAATGAAACCTATGAAATTTGAAAATAAACAAAATCAAAAATTATTGAAAGAAGGAAGATATTCCGAACTTTATGAAATTGAACAAGATTGGGAAATTATATTTTGAAACTCCTACTTGAAAATTGGCGACAGTATATAACAGAGACCATCGGACTAGATGACAATCCGGATTTATCACAAGGCGGATTTCAGACCGCGAAAAAGCCTATTCCGTTAGAATTTAGATATGCCGAGACTGACGAGACTATCGAGACCAAGGAGGGCCCCGTTGGCGCTAAAGCCGGCGATGCCATCATGACTGGTACAGAGGGTGAGCAGTGGCCCATCCCGGCAGAGAAATTTGCGCAAACATACGATGATTTGGGTGATGGGACTGCATCGAAGAAAAACATACCAGTATTCGCTAAAGAAATGTCGGAACCATTTAAAGTAAAAGTATCTTGGTCAGACGATTTACTCCAAGGAGAACCCGGTGACTATTTAGTACAATATGGTCCCGGCGATTACGGAGTCGTCGGTAGAGAAATATTTGGAAAAACCTATGAAACTCCTACTTGAAAATTGGCGAGAGTATATAGCTGAGAAAAAGCGTGACCAGAGATCCAAGACTGAACCTACACCGCTTAAAAGTAAAGCACAAAAAAAGTATAAGAAGCAACGCCGAAAGAATGATATCTACTCAACCAAATCAGGTCATAAGAATCTCAAATCTGGTGCACCTTTTAATAATAATACGCAGCGCGCCGGTACAGATAGATTAAGATTTGAAGAAACCGGTCCTAATGCCCTACTTGAGAATATAGGGAGTGCTACTCGCTTATCTATATTTGATTTTGATGAAACAATTGCCTTTACTGAGGGCTATGTCAATGTTATTGATAAAGAGACTGGTGAAGAATTTCAAACTAGATCTCAAGAAGAATACGATGCGTTCAAAGATGATGATAGATATGAATTTGACTTTTCACCACTTGACAATGTGCACAATGCAACTGAAAACCCCAATATAACATCAATTATGCGAGATAGGCTAACTGACCCAGATACACAGGTTATGGTGTTAACGGCCCGAGCGCCAGTATCGATTGATGATATACACCGAGTACTACGGACTTTTGAGAAGCCAATACCGACTGACAATATTATTATGATTGGTGTTGAAGGGGCTAACAAGGGCAATTACCTAGTCAATACAGTTTTATCAAAATATGAAAATATTGAACAAATTGAATTTTATGATGATTCACAAATTAATATAGACGATATGAATCAAGTCAAAAAAGAGTTAGAATCGGTTGATCGTAACATAAAATTTAATATATATTTGGTTAAGCACGGACAACCTGAATTAGTGAGTGCATGAGCGTACTACTTAATAGTGTGGAGGCATAACAGATGAGCAATGCGAATGGATGGGAAACCTACTCAAAATTAGTTTTACAACAACTTGAAACCATGTCAGGTGGAATTGAGTCGTTGCGCACAGAGCTACAAGATGTTAAAGGTCAATTAACTGAATTAAAAGCTAAAGAAGACCGAGTACAAGATCTTAAAGCTTGGAAAGAAAAAATGGATGATGTAGCTTCTCCGCCACAAATTAAAGCGGCCTTACGGGAAATAGAAGAACTTAAAGAATTTAAAACAAAGGCAGTCACCATGTTTATGGTTATTCAAGCTTTAATGGCATCAGCATTGGCATTAACAAATATGTTTTAAATAATGGCCAAAAAGTTATCGAAAGATTTAGTATCTAGAATAAAATTAGCTGCCGCTCAACTTAATGGTAAGATACCATACAAAGAGCAGGAAGAAATTGATAAAATAGAATTAATTCCGGAAGTTTGTATTAAGGGAACCGGTCACATGTTTTGTTACCAGCCTGACTCAAAATCATTTGTGAAAATTGAACGCGGCCAAAAAGCTCTTATTATCGATGAACGAAAAGATACATATTTAGTTTATACCTTTGATGGTTTTTTAATTAATATTGACAAGGAAGAAATTATAACTACAGGATTTGATTGATGCTTTTTAAATTTGGCTTATTTTGGAAACTTGTCGCGACTTTGTTTTTTTCTTGGGCTCTTTATTTTACATTTGGGTTTGAATTATGCATTGTAACATTAATGTCATTTTTATTGGTTTTTCAAAATAATATTAAGGAGTAGTTATTATAGGGGACTACTTACGCGGATGGCGAATAAAAAAATCAATAAACTCTATGTATTCGATGAGTCTACTAATCATTCTATACCCACAAATCAAATGTTTACTTTGAAGGTTTTGTGCGCGAACAATATTGAAGATGTAGCAATTTATAAAAGTTTTGAAGAAGCAGAATCTAATTTAATTGAATATTTAAAAAAAGGCACTTGTGGTTGGATAGTAAGCAATAATGAATGAAAAAAATCAATTTGGAGAACTATCAGCCGAAGAATTTAATGTTGGTGATATAGTCCAGTGGACTACCTGGGATAAAAACTCGGAAAATTGGAATATAAATTATGGAATTTTAGTAAAACTAGAAAACACCATACGATCTAACCGGATGGTATCAATTGCTACTGTCAAACCTTTAAATGAACAATTCGAAGAAAAAGAATTATTTACTCTCAGCCTAAAGTTAGTTAAACAACATAGTTTTGATAGTGAAATGAAGAGTTGAACACTATTTATAATAGGTTTTTTTATGAATGATCTATTACAAAATATTATTAAACAGTTCATACCATTTGCTCAAAAGCAGATTGGTTTTAAAAATCCGCCGCGTTTATTTCTTCGGAATGATCAAGAAAATGCAAATAACCCTTTAGGGAAAACTGCGTTTTATGATCCTGCTGCTAAATCCGTTACTCTTTATATAACCGGTCGACACCCAAAAGATATCCTTCGCTCTTTAGGTCATGAATTAGTACATCATAAACAAAATTGTGATGGACATTTTGATGACTCTGGAGATATGGGACAGGGCTACGCTCAAAGAGATCCGCATCTACGACAAATGGAAATAGATGCAAATAGAGATGGCAGTATGTGTCTTCGTGATTTTGAAGATATGTTAAAGAAAGAAAACACTATTTACTACGAACATCTACAAAGAGGAGAAAACAAGATGTCTACAAAAGATTGGAAAAACAAAGAGATTGGTACCTTAATCTCGGAAGCCTGGGGTTTTAAATTTAATTCCTTGCAAGAATTTGATGAATTCAACGGAAACGGGGAAATTCAAACCGAAGGAGAAGAGGAAGAAGAAATTGAAGAATTAGCTCAAGCTAAGGGTGCCGGTGATCGCCGAACACCACATAAAAGAAAGACTGTACCTGAAGATGAAAAAGAAGATATGTCTGAAGCTGAAGATGAAGAAGAAACCCTCGACGAAGATGAAGAAATTGAAGAAGGTCTTATGGATATGATCGGTTTGGGTGATGAAGAGGAAGAAGAAGATGAATTAGAGGAAGGCGAAAAGCCCGATTTTCTTGATATTGACAAAGATGGCGATAAAGAAGAATCCATGAAGGATGCCGCAAAGAGCAAGAAGGGTAAGAAGAATGAATCAATTAATTCTATTCAAGAAGCAATTGCTAAGGTTCTTCGTAAGCACTTAAAGGGCTAGAATCATGACCGGTAAATACAAAAATTGAACTCAAAAAGTCTAAAAGCTTATTTGTTCAAAAACTATTATTAAACTTAAAAGAGGACAAACATATGTCATTAAATTCCGATTGGCGAGATTTTCTTACCGAGAGTCTAGATGAAAAGAACATCTTTACCTATATTCAGGGTCTCCAAGAAATAATTTCCAATCTTAAACCTAGAACTATGACCGAAAAACGCAGATTGCAGATCGCAAAGACTCACCTGCGTGAGGTTAAGAGATTCGCC